GTAAAGTTAGCAAGTAAGCCAATGGAGTTAAGTCTTATTCGTGATATATTCGCACCACAGCGTACGTTGGGTGTGCTGTATGTGGATGGCATAAAAGAGTGCTATATCTGCGAAGATATGGTACGTCCAAAGGGTGAGAAGATTTACGGGCAGACAGCAATTCCCGAAGGCAGGTACGAAATAAAGATTACCATGTCGAATCGGTTCAAGCGTGAATTGCCTATACTATTGAACGTGCCGAATTTCGAGGGTATCCGCATACATTCAGGCAACCATGAAGGACACACAGAGGGTTGTTTATTGCCAGGCAAGACTCGCAATGCTTCGGGTGTGTTTAGTTCGGTTATTGCTACGAATAATTTAATTCTAAAAATCCGCACAGCATTGCAATCGGGTCGCAGGGTATTCATCACAATTAAGAATGAACCTAACGCCTGACCAATATATTTTGGCAATGGCGAACGCTGTAAAGGTGGTCGATAAGAGCGTAGGTAAAATTATGCTTAATGGTGCGAATTTGGGCAGTGCGCTTATGCAGAGGCGTGTATTTAATAAAGGCGTTGCTACGTCAGGCAAGAAGATGATGTACAGGAGTGCACCATACAAACGATTGAGGGTCGATGCAGGCTTGCAAACAGCACATAAAGATTTAATCTTTACAGGTAACTTATTTAATTCGCTTACGATATTAGGCAAGTCGGATAAAGAGGTGAGTTACGGGTTTAATAATTCCGAAACCGCTACGATTGCGAATTATCAAGAAACGAGTAGTAAGCAAGTCAATCAGCCTATATTTGATTTAAGCAAAAAAGAAATAGCGCAAGTTGAGCGGGCAATGGCAAAGGATGTTGCAAGGATGGTGGTTTCTGCTATTGAGAATTATCCGAACATGCCAACATTGTCTGAGTCGATTCAAATGGATGCGCCTGCGCCAAAGACAGCAACCAAGGCAAAGGGTAAGAAAAAGGGTAAATTATCACCAAGCCAAACTCGTGCGCAAAATATTAGAAAAGGCACGCACAAACCAAAGAAACGCAAGAAGTCATGACATCAGAACTAAAACAAGTAATACAACGCATCAGGGCGCACATTGAACAATACAATGTAATATGCCCACTCGGATTTGATGGTGCATTTCGTGACCCCGAAGCGAATCAAATATACCTGCGTAAATTCAATGACAACGATATTGAGCAATTCGGGATGGCAGATAATTTAGGCAATTTCTTTTACCTCAGATTTGCGGAAACCGAACGGGCAACATTTAGCGATGCACCTCGTGTGGCTTCGTGTAGAGATAGCGTAACCATGTCAATTGATATGCGGGCGATATTCATCTATGAAGCCAATGACCAATTCGAAGTGGGTGACTATCTCATGAATGTTTTGCAAGGCACGCACATCGACCCGTTTCAGAACGTGTCAAACGTCGATATAAACTTCAACAGCATTGACTACGATTACTTCAATTGGAATGACGAAGACACGGGCGGTATAATATTACATTACATGCCTTACATCAAATCCTGTGCGATTGATTTTACCGTAAATTTCAGACGAGATTTAGATATTTGTAGAAATCCACCTAACTTAGTACCATGAATACTTTCAGCACCTTAAATCTGGGCAATTTCCCTGCGAATACGGCATCAATTGTCGTAACGGGTATGACATACCCAACTTCGGGCACTTACTTCGTAGAAGCCCTCGTAGATGGCAAATTTCGCACCGCTTCAGGCGTGGTTGTCGCAGGTAACACCGTAACGATTGCGAACAACTACCCTTCGGACGCAACCGTATTTTTTCGGGTTCGCTTGCCCGTAGCCGACCGCACGAGTTCAAGTAATTACCTGAACGATGCGAACGGTCATATTTGGTTTCAATTTACTAACGTACCTGTATGATTTTAGATTACACATTAGCGATTCTCGTGCTATCCTTTACGGGTGCGTCATGGTCGTATTTTTTGGAATACCTGTTTATGCCATCGCAATTGTTGGCTGGGTACGGCTTGTGGATTAATCAGTGGGCAGGTAATGCACCTTTGAAGGATTTGCATAAAGCAGACTATACCGCAGAAGGCAAAGGTTACAAAAATGCACGCTGGTGGGCATTTCCGCTCGGTGCTTGTACGATGTGCATGAATGCGTATGTAACACTGGTAATTAGCGTAATTGCCTTGTTATGGCTCGGATTGACTTTGTGGCTACTAATACCGATTCTGTCAATCAGTTCGTATTGGTTGCGGAAAGTAATGAGTTAATCGTTTCTATCTCACCCTTAAACTTTGCAATCATAGCCGTATGCTCAGCCTTAGATTTACATATCTTCGGCTTGCGGGTGTACAAATCTAATCCGTGTTCGGCAAAGTATAGCCACCGTTCAAGTTGATGGCGTGTGAATTTGGTGAAGTCAGGCATGGTTATTTAAGGTTTCAAAATTACATCTCTTACATACTTCCCACAACTGGGGCAGTGATTGACTCGGTACATGACTTGAGTACAATTACCCCAAATATACGGCATACATCGGCTTCCATCTCCGAGTAGATGCCAGTGTACCCGCATCTTTTCGAGGACGCCACAGCAAACGGGTTCTTTCTTTTTAGGCATGGTTAATTCCCTCCAGTTCCTTCGCTTTCCTTTCATACCATAGTGCTTTCTGAATGTCCTGTGTTATATCATCCTTATGCCCTGCACGCATCCTGTACTTGAATGCATTGAGCAGGCAGAAGTTAATAACGGCATCACGTCCGTATATTGCCAGCATCATATCAATTACCTCGATTGGGTGCTGATTGAAGTGGGTCGGGTGGTTTACGTTGTTTTGCATATCATACCTCCGCTTCGCTGTTATTGGGGCAAACCTGCTCAACATGATTTACCTCGAAGTTAATCCCATTCCCAGTGCTTACCACCCGCATCTCATGTATCTTCGCACCCTTGCGGGGCAGATAGCCTACGGGGTCAATCTCATTCCCATGTGTCGCTACCATTCGGTACAATAGGGTCTTGAGGTGCTTGTTCTCTTCGTGGGTTGCCTCGTAATCTGATATCAGTGCATCGAGGTCTTTACGGAGTTTGGTGGTGTTCATGGTTATTCAATCCATTCTCCCTCTGACAATCCGCCCAGAGGGTTGGCGGTTAAAATCAAGATACACTAAACGTCTTACCTGTTGCTGTTTCGCAGTAATATCTGCCTATTAATCCATTTCTGTAATGAAAATCATGTGCAACAGATATAGCGTGATGGTCTGAAATTGCATTTAGCGTAAACTCGTGAATTTTTATTCCACCTGCTATTTTAAACATGATAAATGTCGTTGATTCCATACTATTCCAACTCAATTACAAAGTTCAATTTATTCTGATTTGCCATAAATATCATCATAATATTCACGTGCTTGAAAATAGGGTATGCCATTCAAAACTTGCTCAGAGTAACCATCTGCAAATTCAATTATCTGCTCCCGTTCTATCTCCCGTGCCTCCTCAAACAATTCAGCAAACTTCGGGCTCATGGGTTCGGATAAGTTCGATTGTATCTTCTCTTGAAGCCAATCTACTGCGGTGGTTTTTGGTGTGTTCATATCAATTCGGTTTAACTCTCAATGACTGCTTCCAATCGAGGTCGGAGGGTAGGGTGAATGGGGATGTTAACCCTTCTAAATACCTTTCATTTCCGTATAGCTTCACGCCATACCAATGACCATTCCCTTCAAAATCAAATGCATGAATATAAGCCCACTCAGGTGCTTTACTCCAATCGGGTTGATACGGGTCAGGTACAGCGGTCACAATCTCATGTGTTGTTACCTTGTATTGGATTGGGCGAATGGGGCGGTAGTCACTCTGCATGACTACTGGTGGGTCAATAATAGATTGCCATATATGCCCTAATGGATTCATTTTGCTTGGGTTCTCCACCTTAACCCACTTCTCCGCATCTGCTTCCTGACAGAACTCGTACCCATCGGGTAGGAGGTGGGTGTAGTCGGGTGCATTCGATATTGCTTCGGGTCGCATCATTAGCGTGGATTTCCAGTAGTCGGTGGGTAGTAGGTGGGCGTTGGTGGCTTCTGCACAACAAACTCTTTTCTTATCGTCCATAATGCACCACATTTCATCATCGCAAGTAGGTATTTTATCCCACCAAAACCAATCTCCATTCCTATCCATCGCTACACACACCGCATCTTCGGGCGCATCCTTCCAGTCGGGGATGAAGTCGGGAAGTTCGTATTGTTCGCAAGTGTTCGGGATTTCCGAAGAGTTCAATTTACTGAAATTCGCACCCTTGTGCTGTTCGGCTAAGTGCGATTCAATCGCCTCAATGCGGTAGATGTTGTTCCGATTCGCCACTTTTAAGCGGGAGATTTCGGTTTCGAGTATTGCAATTCGTTCTTTGTTTTTCATGTGATTAATTCGTTTTAGCATTCCTAAGTTGCTTATTCTGCCACTTCCTAAAATCATCGCAGTAGTACTTCATTATCCCAATTTGACCCGAAGAGGTCATGAGGTCAGCAAGCATATCGTTCTCACGGGTCAGCCTGATGTTTGCCCGAAGTAGAAGTATGTTGTAGTTCATATTCGCCACCGCTACGGCGTTCATTTTCCGCATCTGATAGAATGTAGCGCAATTCAGAATAAAGAGCAACACGAGGCAGATAATGGCGATTCTGAACCTTATGAAGTAGTATAGTGGTTCATCGCCTCTGTCGGTTAGATAGGTAATGACCATGACTATGTAGGTTCGGATGTTGGTGATTAGGGCTTTCATGGCTTCACATCGGTTAAGTTGAACACAATACCCATAAAGTACTTACCATCGCATTCCATTAGGTTGCGCTCGACTGTTTCAATTTGAAATTGGCTTCCTATGAATCTAAAGAACAAATCCATGTGCTTGTAATTGTATGCGTGCCTCACAACCGTATAGGTGCAGTTCAGCAGGTGTTCTCTCTCGGTTGCGTTGTAGGGCGGTATCATATTCTTCAATTCTTCATGGTAAGTCAGCACATCGAACTTAACCCAGCCTTCACCATCTGGGCGATTATCGAGGCAAAAGGAATCGGTGTACTTCCATCCCAACAAGCCATACATGAGTTCAACTTCTACCCGACTGCCCTGCAACTTGCTGAGATAGGTCATAAAGGTATCCAAGGAATCGAAGTTAAATGCGATAGCCTTGCCATCATTGGTTAGATAGAACTCGCAGGTATCACGCTCGGATAAACCAGCGTTAGTGAGTTCTGCGTAGTTTGGGTGCGTGGGGTCAAGGAATAGTTCCTGACGTTTGGTTTGTGTTGTCATGGTTGATATGTGATTATTCGGTTTCTACTATTATCCAATTGCCCCCGTTGAGGTATGAGCAATCTCGCTCAAGGCAAGATATTTTATTCCCATTGTCGGAAATGATGTTAAATCTATGCCCTGAATCATCATCTGAATGACGTTGCCAAAATCCTACTACGTCATAAATCTTGCCTGCGGTTAATCGACTTGCGCACCCCTCTGGTGCTTGTACTTTGGTTGGTTTTTTCATGATTGATTTGGTTAAACGTGATTGATAATTTGCGTTTTGCGGATGCGACCCCCGTTTGTTTTTACTAATGCCAGTTTGTTTGGTTGGATGAGCCTCTTACACCTCCGTTGTAGCACCTTGCCACCTTGAAGTAAGCAGTGCCATAATTTTTAACCCTTGCATTTTCTTTAGCGATTTTCTTAGCCTCTTGCAAATTAGAAGCAATAATGTAGTCAAGAACCCTAACACCATCTGAGTACAACACTTGATAAGTGTTGCTTTGTTCTGTTTTCTGATTTTCTGTGTCCATAACGTGATTGTTTAATGATTTGCAAGCAAGTTAGCATCTTTTCAAATACGCACGTCAAATATTTTTTTAATCTATCGTAAATATTTGATTCTGAGCGCAAAAAGTTTTCAGCGAATTTACCGCAGTTACAAAATATGGGTCTCTCGTGCATAGCATATCCTTGACTTTATCCCTGCTGTGAATGGTCGTTGCATGGTCGCACGGGTACACAATCGAACCCGCTTGCCTCAGGGTCAAGTCTACGAAATGGCAGTAGTACCACCTTAGTATGTGCCTGATGCTGGCAATCTCAACCTGACGCAGAGGCGATTGAACTTCACCCAAGGTCATGTATCGGTCGAACACACGTTGATTTCCCTCGAATCTATCGACTTCATTCTTCTTGACTATCTGCCGATGCACCCAAGGTCGGAACACCTCAATGTCGGGTATCTTGCCTGTGCCCATGCCCAATTCCTCGTTCATGGCATTGATTAGGATTGCATGGGTTCTGTCTTTGCCAAGTATTTCAATGGCTCGCTGGTAGGTTGTCATTTGATTAGTTTTGATTCCTTAAACGCCTTAATTACCTCGATTGTCTGCTCAGGATTCATATCCAATACAGCATCTAATAATATCTGAGTATTCCTTTGTTCATCGTATAGTGCCTCAACCATGTCTTCGGGTAGATTCCGTTCAATTAGGGTCATGATGGGATTGAGTGAATCTAATACGTCCTTAAACTTGCGCTTCCCGTATCGCTCGGATTTCGTATCGCCTTGGGTTATTGTGGTCAATTCGGGATGGCACAGCAACGTGGCGTGCAGGAGTTGGATTAATTGGATGGTGCGGGTCATGTTAGAATAAACTAATTTGATTCTTGCTCAATACAACCGATTTCAAATTATTTTTCGCCACATTGAAGTAACTTTCTTTTAATTCAAATCCTATCGCTTTCCTGCCCATTTTAACCGCCTGATAAGCCTCAGACCCAATTCCTAAAAACGGAGTGAATACGGTATCTCCTTTATTGCTATAAAGGTGAATTATTCTTTCAATGGTGTCAAGTTGAAGCGGGCAAATGTGCTTTTCGTCATTTTCGGTTCTTCCATCCCTATATCCCTGCAATGTATTGCCATAGTCAATATCCATCCAAACAGGGGATGCGTATTTTTGCCACAAATCAACGGGTAAATCAGTATTAGTTACGGGATTGGTTCTTTCTCCATCCTTTCTAAATATCATAACATAATCAGGAATGCCAACTCTGCTCATAGTGCTGTCTTTTTTGACCTGCTTATGCAACAAACCTAATGCCTTTGTACGTTGCATTTCAACAACTGGGTCTTTCCATATTGTAACCCTGCTGGCGTAAATAAATCCTGCATCTTCAAATGCCCTCAGAATCATTCCAGAAAAATCCCGCAATCCGATAAATCCCTCTTTACCCTTTTGTATAGGTAAGTCCATGCAGTGTACTGCAACATTCCTACCTTGCATCATAACTCTATAAAGTTCTTTTATCAGGAATCCAAATTGAGTCAAAAATTCATTATAATCTTTTGAATTACCCATGTCCTCAATATGACTTGAGTATGTGTATAGTTCTGCGAATGGTGGAGAAAATACAGACAATCCAATGCTTTCACTTCCTATCTCTTTAATAAGTTGGACTGAATCACCCCTTTTTACTTTATACCACTCGTTTGATTCTTCCAATGTATCAAACTCTGATTGTGTCATTAATTCACCTTTAAGGTGTGCGCTTACCGCATTGCTCATTTCTTGTTGCATGGTTTCGAATTGTTGTTGTTTTTTGTCTATTGATTGTTTAACATTTGCCATTGTATCTGTTGTTACCAGATAAATATTTACTTGTTCTTTTTGCCCGAATCGGTAACTTCTTCTAATTGCCTGATACAAACCCTCGAATGAAAAATCTAATGATGCAAAAATCTGATTCCTGCAATTCTGATAATTCATCCCGAATGATGCTATTTTTGTCTTGGTAATTAAAATTCTAAATTCATTATTACCAAATCCTAATAACGTCTTTTCTTTATATTCGCTGGTGTCATTACCTTTTACCTCTTTTGCATCTGGCAGTAGTTTTTTCAGCATTTCACCCTCCTCATTTTGCTTTATCCAAATTATAAAATTTTCATCAGGTCGTGAATTTATAATTTTAACAACTTCGTCCATGCGTTCCTTTTTGGTTAATCTTAACTCGCTATTGAAGTTTGTGGCAGAAATAATTGCATCATTAAATAGTTGACCATTATCCCGCTTTGGGGTCTTTATTTGGCATTCAACTATATTAAGTGATGGTAGATTATACCCCGACATTTCAAATCCAATATCGCAAGGGTTATTTAGCATTACCGCCCAACTACCTATAAATTCATAAAACAATTTAGACGCATGCCCCTTTAATCTCCATTTTGCCGTTTCGCCTCCGTCATGAACAAAGTACATTGCAAGCATTTCATTTCTGCTCATTACATCTAAGAACTCAGAATGATTACCTAATTCCATAGGGTCGTTCGGGCTTGGTGTCGCAGTGCATGCAAGTTTGTACGGAGTATTTGAAAACAAGTCAATTATTAACTTCTTTGTTGAACCCTCAAAATTCTTTAGTATGGAACTTTCATCTAATACGATTCCTGAGAATATACTGCAATCAATGTTGTCTAATTGCTCGTAATTACTAATTTGAATAGGCGAATTACTGCCATCATATTTGCATACGTTAATGTTAAACTTCAATCCCTCTTTAATTGTTTGACCTGATACTGCAAGCGGTGCAAGTATCAATACGGGCTTGTTGGTGTGAATACTTACCTGATTAGCCCATTCTAACTGCATCAGGGTTTTGCCTAATCCGCAGTCTGCAAATATGGCATACTTACCTGCCTTTAATGCTCTTTTTACTATGAATTTCTGAAACTCAAACATTGAATTGTTTAATGATTCTGATTCAATATCGAATCCAGAAAACACATGCGCTTTTTGCTTCTTGTTAAGAAACTCTTGATATTCGTTTTTCATTTTGGTTTTTATGATTTTGTTTAAAAGTTCAATTAATTATTCGTACTCCCCCCTCAATCTCTGATTGCATTCCTGTACCTGTGAATCATCGTTCTCAAGCATGTACTTCATATTATACTCAATTACCTCCGCCACACTCACTTGTGGTGGCATGTAGAACCGCTCACCCTGCATCGTTACGATGTCGGCAAGGGAGAAGGATGGGTAATCATCCCATGTAAGCGGGTCTACACTGTGTACCTTGGTACATATCTCCACAGGACTCGGATGCCAATACCCCCGTTCGTATAGGGCTTTTGATTGTTCGTAATTTGTGAATCCGTGCATGGTTATTCTGTAAATACTCGTTTAATTTTAACTGATGAAATAAGGTTGCCATCTGAATCAAATTTGTGTTTAAACAAATCATATCCAACAACTCGCATCCCCTTGTAAATTATACCATGATTCGGATGATAAACACCATCTGCCATTACAGGTATTTTAATTAGTTTAGTGGTGAATCCGTGCATGGTTCAATAGCAATAAGTTGTTGTCGTGGATTTCATGCCGTTGGCACTGCTCTTCTTAGTCTTGCCATTAACAGCACGCAGATTCGCTCCGCACTCCTCATGTACGAAGGTGTAGGAATAGTTGCTACCATTAGCCGTTGTGGTCATAGTGGATTTGCAGGTAGCGCACTTGTTCTTGCATCCGATAATTCCAGATGCGAGGATGATTAAAATTGTTAATTGTTTCATGTTAAATATCATTTGTTAATAAAACATTTGCAATTCTCAAGGCAACAGCCTCAGAATTAATTTCACTTCTTTGCTTGTAATCGGTATTTACTACCCAATTCCCAAAAGTGTCTTTTGTCAGCACCATTAAGAAATACTCATACCCATTCTGTATTGGGCTTTTCTGTCTGACAATTTGAACTTTCTTATTGCCTTGTTCGAGTTCTTTGTGTAGCATGATAATTACTTACTTACTCGTTTCCACCGATTCCGCACGGTGTTTGGCGTGGATTAAATACACAGTCAAGATTTAATGACGACCCTTGCTTTGAATTTACAATAGGAACTACTTTATACATAAAAGTAGCATCCCCTTGTTTATTAATAAAGTCATAGCATTGTTCCTCTGTTCCTTCAAAACATTCTTGACCTTCATCTGGTGTATAAACCAAATCTAATACCTTGTGTGTTGGTTTCATATTGAACTTTGTTCTTCCCGCTGTCCATCCGCTCAGCAGGGTAGCGGTTACACCCCACCGCCCTCAAGTGTAGCAATTACACTTGAGTTTGGTACAGCGTTTAATATCTCACTTACATTTACATTCAGCACATCCGCAATCTTCATCAATCTTGGAACTGATAAAACCGTAATACCTCGCTCGATTCGCTCGTAGGTGTTGGTTGTCATATCCAATCTAACCGCCATCTTCTTCTGAGTCAATCTCGTGTCCTTGCGGAGCGATTTGATGCGCCTTCCGATTGACTTACTGATTTCGTAGTCAGTCATTATCCTCCTTTGATTGCTTGTACTTTTCATCGCCTATGCTCATTTCAGTCCAGAACTCATCATCATCGTCCGTATCCAACTCCGATTGCTCGCATACATCGCAGGTTTCGTCCTCGTTAAGATTGCCCGCTAAATTAGGTGTCTTGCACTTCTTGCAAGGCATCACCTCGTTCTCATCACCCCAAGCCATTTAACTTCGCCCTCCTTGCTCGCTCACGGGTGATGGCTCTCGACACGCTTCCGAAGTCGGGTACTTCACGCAGTCGGTTGCGCTGGTGTACGGTCAGTTTCAAGCCGTGCATCTCCCATACATTTATAACTATATCAATGTTGGTTATGTCAGGATTGGCTGACATCAATGCCCGAACCTTGCGGGCAATGAATGGGTTAGAATGGGAGGTCTTCATTTGTAGTGGCTGTTGTTGGTGTTTGTGGCTCGTGCTGGATGTCTTGAATTACCTTAACCTTCCAGCATCCGATTGTATTGAATACCTTCATAGTGTCCGTTTTCGGGTCTTTCCATTCCCTGCCTCGGATGTCGCAATCGAACTCGACTACCTGACCGTTGATTAACTTATCGCCCTCAGCGCATCGGTCACCTGCCAACTCAATCTGAATGGTTTGCGGATAATCGGTATCGCTGTCGATTAAGACGTGAACCGCTCTGATTTGGAAGTTGTTTCCTTTTACTTCCGTTTGATTTACACGAACTACCGTGCCTGTGATTTTGATTTTCATATTCTTAAAATGTTACTTGTTGATAATACTTTTCGAACTTCGTCCAGAACTTGACGATGCTTGCCATTAACTCACCCAACTCGACCTGCACTTCATCACGTGTGATGCGGTGAATATAAAGCGGACGTGGTGCGAATCTTGGGTCATACGATACGAAGTCAAGCCACTGCATATCTTCGTTGATTAAGAAGTATTGGAGCACTTGATACTTGTGTTCGTTCGGTAGTCCACCCATGCGGATAGTGCGGATGTGCGTCTTCGTATTAGGACACTTCACCTCAACTGCGCCCGTTCTGTCGGGTGTCAATCGGTCAGGGCTCATGCCAAGATAATCGAATACCTTGTGCGTACAGAAGCCGACTGCCTCCATTTGATTGCCTGTCTTCGCTGTGTATGCCTGTACTGCATCGTCTTCGTGGTCTGTGCCCCATTGCATAGCATCGGATACATAACCGTCCTGAGTATCCCACAGCGCATCGTCTGGGCAACTGCGCTCGTATATCAGCGCATCGACTACTTTCAAATTGTCCGACTTCATAATGTCGGCAACCCTGCTACTGGTTATTCGTCCTATTCGCAATTTGTGCCACTCTGGCGTTCCTTGCTCTACTTTGTGCTCTATCATTTGTTCAATTCGTTTTTACGTGAATCCTTAATACTCAAACATACTGCCTTGCCACCTGCATCGAGTGCGTTCCATAATGCGCTGAGTTCACTCAGGTCTTTTGCCTCCGATATGGCTTTTATTTCGGCTTCGTAGGTAGGCTTCGGTGCGTCCGATATAACTTCGTTCCTGACACGAAGCGCATCGGTCATGTCACCAAATGCTTTGACCTTATCGACTCCTATCTTTACTTTCCGACCTGCCCATTTCTCGATGGCTGGCGTTTGGAATAGGCGTGTGATTGTCTTGCAATTTGTCTTGTTCAGGATAATTGGCTTCGTTTCGTTTGTAGTCGCTACGATGCACTCCGAATCCTTTCCGTCTGCGCCCTTAACTTTCTTCTTTTCGACCTTTACCAGCGTGACTATCGCCTCGCTGTACTTGTTGTCATCCACGAACAAATCGTGGCTTCCGAAATAATCGGGATTGGTTAATTTCTTCCAGTGTGTTGTCATGATTTATGATTGTTTAAAGATTAATATGCCGTTTGGGGTTACCTCGAATCTGCCTGCAAAATGACTGCATAGAATCATTTCTGCATAACTTGTGATGAGGTAGGTGTCGGGTGCGATTTCGATTGGGAATGTCATGATGTGATTGTTTTTAAAAGAATACACGAAGGTAGTTCTATTCACAATACGCCCGACAAAATAAACATAAACTTTTTTTAAGTCTTTGATTGTCAGGTGGAAAAATTTACATGATTTATAACGTATCTGTCCACTTCTTGATAATTTCATCTTCTTTTTTCAATTTGTTCTTGTGCAATATCTGGTCTTTTGTGTAGTTAAATTCATTATCTCTTGCCCATGTAATATTGCCTTCCCAGTCACAAAGAAGTATTCGCTTGACCATGTATTTACACGCTCCGACATCATCGGTATCGCCAAACCTACTCCACTGATATTTGAATAGTTTAGACAGGTCTGGATGGATGCTACTCAATAAAAAATCCTTGTATTCCTTCCACGTTTTAAAATTGTCAGGCAATGTTTTAATCGAGTAAATCAAATCTTCTTTAGCATAAATTGAAGCCGTATGCACGCCTTGTAATCGCTCCTCAAGTTTGTTGTATGTATCGGGTTCAAGTTCCTGCAAATCGGTCAAACACCTGAATGCCTTTTCGTGAATTAAATTCGATACACGCAATGTTCTGAGGTCATGACCCAGCATGTACATCTTGTCATAAATACGATTGTATTTATAATCGCCCTCAATTAAATACTTCCAAATATCTTTATACTTCCAGTCAATAATTGGATATGCCTTGTGCGGTTCGTTTATTCTGCGCAACCAAAACATTTCCGAATCTTCACCAAATAAAACAAACCTTCTATCTGGGCTTTCCTCTGCCCTCAATCCAATAATTGATACACTTGTACCTTCTAATTTTCGCAAGTTCTGACCTACCCATAAATTAAACTTGTGGAATCGTTTTGGGTATTTATTTTCAATGCTATGAATTGCAACAGGGTGCTTATCTCGTACCCATTTTTCATCATCACCCCATGCCCATAAAAACAACTGACTTGTACTGCAAGCATTGGTCATAAATATAGGCACTTGATACCAAAACGGTATAACATTAGGTTGAGTCATTACCCATTCGACAAGTTCAATTGTTGCGCTATACTCGGCTTCTTGGTCTTGAAAATAAACAATAAACTTTCGGTCACGCCTCTTTGCTTCTTCATTGAGCAAGTGAAATAATACGGTGCTATCCTTGCCTCCAGAGAATGATAATGAAACATTGTCGTAATTATCGAATAGATATGCAATGCGCTTGTTTGTTGCATCTAATACATTCTCTATTCCCCTAATTGCTGTGCGTGCCATTATATTTCCTCCTTAATGTCCTCACCTGCATCCACTATCTGACGTTCAATTGAATATGGCACACCCATAATTTCCGATGCAATACCTTTGATTCCAATTAAACGCTGAACCTCTTCCAGTGTCATGCCTAATTCCTTCATGATTTTCATTTCATCCCATCCAGATTTAAGCATACCAACGAGTGAAGCCTGTAATTCAACTTCATGCTTTCCTCTTGCTCGGTTATGCCTTATTGTACTTGCCATGCGGTCATTTATATCCTTTTCAATTACCGATACTGGAAGCATGCCGTTCTCTCGCTCATAAATATCTTTTCTGGTCAGCATTATCGTATATCGGTGGAAGCCATCAACGATAATATATTTATCTCTATCTGAATCGTAAAAGCATACGACAGGCATAGTGTAGCCATCGCATTTAATTGATTGATAAAGTAAATCCATTTCACGTTTTGCAACATGGTTAGGATTGTAATTGTTTGCCTCGATTTTATCAATCGGCACGGCAATAACATTGTAAACTGGACTTTTCATATTTGTTTAATTAACTCTTGAATTTTAACTGCTCTGAAATACTCATCTATGCCCTGCTTCTTACTTATGTTGTCATTTACCAGCACGTCTAAGCCTGTATTTGAAGTCATGTCATAATAAATACAATCATGGTTCTGACCAGTTCGATATGTACGCTGTTCTGATTGCAAACGCTGGGCATAGTCAAATGTCTTGTCGAAATAAATAGTAATATACTTGTGTTGCAAATTCAATCCAAACGAGTGCATCCCATACGACAGAATCGACACGTTCGGGTATAGTTTCTGCAACATTTCTCTGCTCTTAATATACTTGCAATATATCAGAACCTTGTCATGTTCAACGGTGCTCAGAATCGAATCCAACTTAATTATTTTGTCCTCAGATACGCAGTACAAATGTTGCATTTTCTGGGTCATTTCAATGAAAATATTGTTGTTCAAAAATTGCAAGGTTTCATTATCCAGATAGTGCGATTTAAGGTACTGATACTCCTTCATTTCTTCGTCTGTAATTTTATATTTCACCTCGTTGTATATCTTTTTGACCTGAATAAACAAATCGGATTCATACACATACGGTGCAATGATGCTGTACAAATAATCGATGTTCGTAAACTCGTGAATGATTTCCTTTGATACCTGCCTGCCCGATACATACTTTGTCATCTTTGACCATTTGACAAATGTGTTTTTGAACTCGGCAAAATCCATCTTGAGAATGAGCGGTGAAAGAAATTCCATTTGTGCCCAGATGTCAAGAATATTCTTCGATATAGGCGTGCCATTCAGTACGAGTTTATACTTGGCATATTTGCCAATCTCAATAATGCGTTGCGTGCGCTTAGCATCGTTGTTTTTGATTTTAAGCGATTCATCTACCACTACGAAGCAATCGTGCGCCTGAACGAAGTTAAATAGCCGTAAATACTCTCTATCCGATGCAGATAGTGTTTCAATTCCTATGACTTGGCAATTTTTGACAAGACAAGATTTGGCAAGTTCAGCAATAAGATTATCCTTCGTGCGAAATGGCGTAAACCAAATCACTTCGGGTACTTCGGTGCTATTTATCAGCGTTACGGCAGTCAGCGTTTTGCCCGTGCCGGGGCGCATAAACAACGCCCCGACTTTCAGACAATTCAACTTATCAATCGCAAATTTTTGGTCAGGCAGTAAATTCACTTGAGCAAATCCGTATCGGCATCCATTTTACCTGCCACAAGTGCTGGCGGTGTGTTTGTTTCGACTATGACCTCATTATGACCTTCGCCATACACACGAACCTTGCCACCATACTCTAATGCTTCCGCTTCCATCTCTTCGAGTGCGCTGTACACACGTTGTATTACTTGCTCTTTTTGACTTGTAATCCATGCGTATGGCTGGCTTGGGCAGTCGATGAATGCCGATACCTTAATCTCGCCATCCTGAATATACAGGTAAACGCTGGTCTGCATTTTCTTGGTCTTGTAACCGAATTGTGGAAGATATACTCGGCTATCTTTCCATACTTTGCATCCGAAATGCGATGCTATTTCTTGAAGTGTTCTGGTTGTTTTCATGATGATTAAATGGCTAAAAATGCGTTAACGGATGAAGGTGTAAATTTCTTGGAGTAGAACTCACGAGCAAACTGACGATTGGATTTTACAAACTGGTAGTAGTCGGCAAGTTTGCGACCTGCTTGCTTAACAGTGGCAAGTACATCTCCTGATGCATCTTTATTGGCTTGTAATTTTGATTTCTGTGCATCCGCTTTAGCATTTGCAATACGCTCACGCTTAGCGTAATATTCATCAACCATTGCGCTGTATTCCGCATTCTTAACCAACTCAAATGCAATTACCCATAATTGCTTCTCGCTGAATCGGCTCGATGTAGATGCAATCTTGTAGGCAAGTGAAGCCTCTGGCAAGTATTGCAACACTTCCTGAATTGCTTGGTCAGCAAGTTCAGCATTTTGATTGGTTACAAATTCACCAATTGATGAAATGCAACTGGTTTTCGGGTTTAAGTCCTGAATGAAAGAAAAGATTTGTTTTGCGTTGTTCATAATGTGATTGTTAAAATGATACTACGAAGGTAGTTTGTTTCGAAATACGCCCGACAAACCAACCTAATCTTTTTTGTAACTCGTTGAGAATGAGGTGAAAAATTTTACACGAAAAAAACTATTAGGTTAAAATAAATCATTTTTATAACTTTGTGGCTCACAATGCGGGATAGAGCAGTGGTCAGCTCGGTTGGCTCATAACCAACAGGTCGCAGGTTCGAATCCTTCTCCCGCTACTATAAACAAAACAACTCAGGTAGCAGTGAGTTCAAATGAATTTCCATTAGGAAAAATTAAACCCTGATATAGGCAACTGCTACTGCCTGTATTGGGGTTTTTTATTAAACAACATTACACTATGTATTATTTACGCATCAAAAAAATTGACGAAAACTTAAAACTTGTCATGGTCGGTATGTATGAAGCATCTACTGACAAATGGATTAAATGGGTAAAGATTAATGAGGCAACAATTGAATTGCTAACGTCTAATCAAATTTATTTTAACATTGTAGATGGAGTCCCAGTGCCATGCAAACATTAAGACCCTACCAAACCCAAGCGATTTCTATGCTTCGCACCTCAATTGCGAAGCATACGAAGTCTATTCTATGTGTTCCAACTGGTGGAGGCAAAACCACTATTGTATCAAGCATGATACAGAGCGCAATAAGTAAGCAGAAACGAATCTTATTTCTTGCGCACAGGTCAGAACTATTACAACAAGCAACCGAACGGCTTCAATCGTTTGGGTTACATCCCGGACTTATACAAGGCAACAATACCCGAACGCACCCATGCCTCAATGTGGCAAGTGTGCAGACTCTGCGAAATAGGTTAGATATAATCCAACCGCCCGACATTATCTTTATTGACGAGTGCCACCTCAGCATGGCAAATAGTTACCGTAAAATATTGGCGCACTTCCCAAATGCTTATGTCGTAGGTATGACAGCAACACCCACCCGACTTGATGGCAAGCCATTGGGTGATGTCTATAATGATATTGTCGCACCTATAAAGGTTTCCGAACTAACCGACAACGGGTTTTTATGTCGTGTTAGGAAGTTCGGTTCAAAAGAACATATTGACCTCGAAGGCGTTGAAACTACCCAAGGTGATTTTAATCCAAAGCAGTTATTCCAGAAATTTAACGAAAAAAATCTTTATCATGGCGTGGTAAATAATTACCTGCAATTTGCTAAAGACAGACCATTCATTTGCTTCTGCGTGAATGTAGAACACTCACAAAAGACAGCACAAGAATTTCAGTCAAACGGCATAAACTGCAAGCACCTCGATGGCGAATCAAAGCAAAGTGAACGTGATATAACGATTGCCCAATTTCGTGCAGGCATTATACAGGGCATAACAAATGTCGGTTTGTTCACCGAAGGATTTGACGTGCCACACGTTTCATGCGTTATTTTAAATAGGGCAACCCAATCCCTTGCGCTTTATCTGCAAATGATTGGACGTGGTCTGCGTCCATACAAAGACAAGTCCGATTGCATTATAATTGACCACGGTGACAACGTGCTGAGGCATGGATGGTACGACCATGAACACGAATGGTCGCTTACAATTAAAAAGAAAAAATCGGATAAAAAACAGGCTATGTCGGTTAGGTTGTGTACAGGCTGTCAAGCAATGATGCCCGTAAATTTGCGAACCTGTCCTGAATGCGGTGCGCAAAAAATAAAGAAGGACAAGGATTTAGTTCACACAGAATTTGCCGAACTTGCGAAGCCAAAAGTGCCTGAACATTTACGAAAGCCATTCAGTCAAATGTCGAGGCAAGAACTTGAGGAGTTTGCAGATTTCAAAAAATATAAGAAGGGATGGGTTTATAAACAATTACAATTGCGCTCAAAATGAACATAAGTATTTACAAAAACATATCCGACACCAAGAGTCAGGACACAACATTACTTGACCAATTCTTACAAGATGTTAAGAATGGCAAGTGGCAAACTCAAGTTGAAAGGGTGCGACAAACGCAAGACCCTGAGCAAAAGAAATCCGTTCCACTTGTAACCGTTTCAGGGCAGTTTAAAGAACGCAATGCTTCTGGCATTATTTCCCATAGTGGATTTATCTGCATTGATATTGATGGCATAGAGCCTGTGCAAATGGTAGATGTTGCCAATAAATTATGGACTGACCCATACACATACGCCTGCTTTAAAAGTATTCGTGGTAATGGTTTAGCCGTTGTTGTTCGCATTGACCCAGCACGCCATCTTGATGCATTCGAAGGATTAGAGCGGTATTATGCTCAGCAATATCAAATAAGTATAGACAGGTCATGCAAGGATGTTTCACGAACCCGCTTTGTTTCGCACGACCCCTCTTTATACCTCAACAGCCGTAGTCAAATATTTAAGAAATACATACCTAAAAAGGAAACACCCAAAACGGAAAATTATCCGAACGCACTTGCAACCTCGGATTTTCACCACATACTCGACCAAATAAGTACCAATAAAATTGATATAACGCAAGGGCAGTATTATATCTGGCTTCGTGTTGGTTTTGCAATTGCTGATTATTTCGATGAAAGCGGACGCAGTTACTTTCACACCATTAGTCAAAATTCGGAAAAATACGACCCGAAAGTATGCGATAAGCAATACACCGCATGCCTGAAATCTCGTGGTCAAGGTATTCAATTAGGCACGTTTATACATTGGTGTAAAGAGGCTGGAATCAATACCACCAGCACCAAAACAAAACGCACACTGCAAGCCGTTTACCATGCTAAAAAACAAGGCAGAACAAAAGAAAGCGTGGTTGATTTGCTTACCAAATTGGATGGCATGGATGCAACCGAAGCAACCGATTTGGTTAATCGTGCATTTAATAACGCCACACCTATAAATGATAAGAATTTCTCACCCGTTGATACCATCGAAATATTTGTAAATTCTAATTACAAACTGCTTCGAAACCTCATTACAAATAGGCTTGAAAACAATGGCGAAATCTTTACGCAGATTGATGAAAATACCATGTACATAAACCTCAAAAAAATTGAGCCAAAAGTATCTCAGGAACTTTTATCAACATACATCCGAAGCAATGAAATACCGTCATATCACCCACTGCAAGACTTTATAGGTAAATATGAACACAGGCAACCAGTAGGCGTAATTAAATCCATTGCCGAAACAATACACGGTTATAATGGATATTTGCCCGATGGTGAAATAATGCATGATTATGTTGAGGTGTTTTTAACTAAGTTCTATCTCGGACTCATAGCGGGTGCATTAGGTGACGAAACACCACCAATTATTCCCGTAATTTATGGTGAAAAAATCGGAACGGGTAAGACCCAATTCTGGAAACGATTATTGCCCGATGAACTTAGTAATTACTTTGCTATATCTGACCTGTCACGAGGGCAAGATGATGATATATTACTATCAATGAAGTGGATGGTATGCGATGATGAATGGGCAGGCAAGATGGCAAATAATACCAAGTACATGAAGTCAAAATCTGGGCAGACATCAAGCACAATAAGGCGTGCTTATGCTCGTGACCATGAAGATATAAAACGTCTTGCCATGCTGTGTGGTACTTCGAATGACTCAGATATAATTGCCGATAGTAGCAACAGGCGTATTATACCAATCAATGCCACACATATTGATTTGGAAAAATATTATAAGATTGATAAAATTGATGCCCTCATTGAAGCATACCACCTTTACACAAGTGCAGGGGATTCGCCATTTCTTACCGCTTACGAAAATGATATGTTGCAACGCATTTCATCGCTTAACACCGCACCCGATGTTAATGAGGAGTTATTACTAACATTTTTTGAATGTTGTGAACCCGATGATACCTGCGCTGTTTTCAAAACTGCTACCGATGTAGCAAGTTTTATTCAGAGCAAGACCCAACTGCGCATATCTGTTACGGCAATCGGCAAAGCATTAGCAAAAAATGGATTTTTAAAGGTTTCCGAACGCAAAAACGGTGCGCCTCGATACGCATACGTTGTCAAACCGATTCGGCAAGAATAGACTCAACAAAGTCAATCACACACTGGGCAGAACGGGCAATGTAAATTTTTACACCTTGTTCTGCCCATTTTTTATGCAGTTCAACTTGTGGCTTGCTTAAATTTCCCTTTGCCGTTTTAACTTCGATGTAATGCGTTTTACCCGCCCAGATGAATACGAGGTCGGGAACGCCTGCGATAACGCCTTGTGCCTTAAATTTAGCCCCTTCACGGCCATTTGAGAACATGCCGTTGGGAACGTGGAAAAGACACAATCTGGTTTGTGGCATTTTGTTCCAGATGTGCATTATTGCCTCTTGTTGTATCGCTGACTCTGATTTTTCCATGAATTATTTTTAAAGTTACTACAAATGGGTATTGAGTATTAGCACTTTACCGATTTGTAGTAGGTAGTACCTCAAAATTGCAACTTTTCCTTGAATGCAAAAAATAAAAAAAATAAAAAAAAATTTCTCAGGGAAAAGTTAAAATGTGTTTTTTACCTACTACTTACTACAAATAGCCTATAATAATATATATATATATTAATATTATATATTATATATTATATTAGAGGCAGTTACAAAAAGTATTTCGATTTTCGAATGTAGTAACTTTGTGTAGTAACTTTGTAGTAACTTTTTTCTACCTACTACATTCGATATTCGTATGAAATAATAAAATAGTGTTAGTTATTCGGTTTTATTTCGTAAATTTGAGGCATGGCAAAGCCTACTAAAATACCACGTCCTGACATATCCGAAGTAGTTGAGGATATACTTAACTGCATGAGTTACAGAGAAATGGCAAGCAAATACGGTATGAGTTTAACCGTTTTCTTTGATTTCATCCACCTGCCCGAACATTCCGCACGTATCAAGGAG